CAAGCCGTCCGTAAAACCCGGGCGCCGTCAAGCCATGGCTTACCGGTATCTAGCCACGGCCGCGGAACGTCCAGCCAGGGCGAACGAACCACAAGCCACTGGCGGCGTTCCCGCGCCTGCCGCGCTTGCGTTCTCGTCAGCCAGGGTCTAATCGGTCGAAACCACATTGCAATCACCTCCCGGTAATAAAACTGCTTCGTGCCACTTGATAGCCCGCGGCAGGCGGCGCTCCCACGCCTTGCGCCTGCCCCCGAAACGCCGCGGCGTGCTCGTCCAGCTTGAAGCCGGCCATGTAAAGCGAATGCAGCGCCGCCAGCGCATATGCCCGCGCGTCCAGCGCCTCATTGCGCACCCCGGCAGGCTTGGCGAACTTGCGCTCGCCGCGCTCTACGATAATCCGCTCGCTCACCAGCATTTCGAACCAGTCGCGCCCGCGGTCCAGCGGGAAATGGCAGTAGCCCGGCCCGGGCCGTTCCACGCGCAACCGCGAGTAGACTTTCTCTTTGCTGACATCGGCGCCCACCAGATACAACTCGCCGCGGTTCTTGCCGCCGGTTGTCGCCCGCCGCGGCCAGATGGGCTTACCGAAACCGGCTTGGCCCTTGATGGGCCAGATCCGCCGGCCCCGGCGCGCCCGGCAGAACTCCAGCACGGTTTCGGTCTCGAATCCTGCATCAACCGCCGCAGCGCTCACCGGCAGTAGCAAGCCGCTTTCATGCCGCCATTGGCGCGCTAGCAGGCGGTCGAAGTCGGCCCAAACTTCCGGTTGCCCGGTATCGCCATGCAGCACGAAGTAGCCCAGACTCCACGATTCCTCGCCGGCGCCCCAGCCCACAACTTCGCACTCGATTCGGTCGGCTTGCACGTCCGCGCCGGCGGTAATCAGACAGACGCCTCCGGGCGCTTCGGCCCCGAACGGTTCCCGCCGGGCATACAGCAGCTCGGCCTCCAGCGGCACGGCGGCCTCATCGCGCCAGGCCTCGCCCAGGATCGTGTTGACGAACACCTGCAAAGTTTCCCGCGTCCGCTTGGCTTCGAGGAACTCCGCAGCCAGTTCCGGCCAGCTTGGCCAGCCCACGGGCGCATATAGCGCGTTCAGGCTGTAGCTTCGCGTCCGCCCGTCCCCTGCCGCGGTCGGCCTCCACTCGCCGGCGGCGAGCATAGCGGTCTTCTCGTGGTTTGCGATTGGGTGCTCACAAGCCGCGCAATAATACCGCGCCTCTTCCGGCTTGCCTTCGGGCCAGCGCAAGCGCTCCCACCTCAAGCATTGCATGAACTTACAGCGCGGACATGGCACAAAATAAAAGCGTTGATCGCCTTGCCGGAACAGCATTTCAATGCGGCTAATACCTTCAATGGTCGGCGTCGATACAGCCAGGATCTTTCGTTGCGAACCAAACGCTACCGTCCGGCGCACGGCCAGCGTCAGCGGGTCGCCTTCGCCGTCGGCGTCGGCCGGCCAGGCGTCCAGCTCGTCGGCTAAAACGTACTTCGCTGGCAGGCTCCGCAGGCCCACGGCGCTATTAGCGCCAGTGAGGATCAGCACACCGCCTGTGAATTCCTTCAGCAGAACCGTATTACCGCTATCCCGGCTGCGCGGATCTTTCACCCGGCCCCGCAGTACAGGTGAATTCTCAATCAGCCCGTCCAGCCGTTGCTTGCTGAAGCGCTTCGCCATTTCCACGGTCGGCTGCACGAGCAGAATGGGCGCCGGCGCATAGTGCATCAGATAGCCGCAGGCATTCAGCAGCGCTTCGGTTCCGCCAATTTGCGCGGACTTCATGAACACCACCCGCTCGCAAGGCGCGCCCGGCGTCAGCGAGTCCATGATTTCGCGCAGGTACGGTGTGCGGTCTGTACGCCACGGGCCCGGCTCAGGGCTTGTGCTCCCCAGAATGCGGTAGCAGTCGGCCCACTCGGAAACCGTCAGCTTTGGCGGCGGCAGCAGCGCCTCCAGCGCTTCACGCCAGACTTGCTTAGCTGTCAGCATGAATGCTCCGTAACGCTTCCTCTAAGGCCTCTCTCAGCAGGGCCCGCGCCTCTAGCTCGCCCCGGCCCGCGAGAATCGCGCCTAGGCGATCAGGCAGTGATAGCAAGCGTTCCCGAATCGAGGCTAAGCCTGCGGCCCATTGCTGGCGTACGGCCGCCGCGGGTAATAGCTCGCCGCGCTTTTGGCGCACTTCCAGTTCGCGCAGTTTCGCCAGTGCTACCGCCTTTCGGCGGTCGGCTTCATCTTTGCTAATTTGAGATTTCGTCATTTCAAACCCAGAAAAAACCGGCGCCGGGAAACCGTGGGAAAACCGGCGCCGGTTACGGAGGAAGTGCCGCCTTGCCGCGCGAGAAAGGAGTCGAACTCGCGCTCGGGGGAAGCGGCCCGTGAATGTCGGCCCCCGAAAACTCGCTTATTCCGCCGGTCCGGTCAAGCCGTGAACGCCCAGCTTCACGTCCACAGACGAAACGCCGTTGCCGGCGGCCTTGACGGCCACGCCTACCAGCGGCTTGCTGCCAGTTCCGGCGGCCTTGGTCGCTTTGCCGGCCGTAGCGTCCCAATACAGCAGATCGCCCGCGGCTACGGCGTCGGCGGCTACCTTCGGCAGTGTGAAAACGCCTTCGGTCGCCACTTCCACCGCCGCGCCACTGGCCGCGTCGTAGCAAGCCACGCCGCGAATCGCGCCCACCACAACGTAATCACCGCTTAAGACGGCGGCCGGCGCCGTCACTGTGATGGTGTTTCCTTCCTGAATGTAATTTGTCATGCAAGCCCCCTAGAACTCTGAATTGTGAATACCTTTTCCCCGCCGGTTGCGGTCAACCGCGATATCTCGCGGTCAACCGCTTGAAGCGCTTCCGCCTGCCGCGCATACTCAACCGAACGCTCGCCAAACTGCACTCTAGCCACGCCCAGCGTGCGTACGATTTCGTCACGGCGTTCTTGAAGTTCGGATAGGGTCATAGGCTATGCCCCCGGATTCTTGAACGCGCCGCGATGGTCAATCGCGCCCGCGCCGCAGTGCCAGACAACCCGGAACTCGGTTCCTAAGGTATTCCAGCCCGGCCGCGATTCAACGCGCGGTCCCTCGTAGCCCTGAAGCTCGGCGTACTCGAACACCGGCGCTTCGCTCGGATCACAGAACAAGTACCATGCCGTCGATTGGCCTTTCAGGTCAAATCGCGGTTCAACCACAGGAATCAAACCCCGCGCGGAAACCTCAGCCTGAGTGCTCGAAGTCGGGTACAACGTCGCCAGCAGCTTCTCGGCTGCGGCTTCTAGCGCCGCCGGAACCAGGATATAGCGCGGTTGCGCGCCAATCGGATTACCGCTCGCGTCGGTCTGTTTGCGGATCGCCAACTTGGCCGCGCCGATGGTCGTATCCGCCAGCGCCCCACCCGTTCCGGCCAGGTTGTTGTGGTCGGCGTGGAACACCGCCTTACCGTCGGCCAGCTTCGGATTGGCGATGATGGTATCGGCCAGGAAGCCGTCGAACCACTGTCGCGCCCCGCGAGTCATTTTTGCGGCAATGTCATTCAGCGCGCCCACGTCGTCGTTCGTCAGGGCTTGGAACGATATGTTGAAGCCCTTGGCATAGGACGCCAGGCTGTAGCTCGCCAGTTCGCGGCCCTCAATCGTGCCGAAGGTGATTTCGCCGGCCTCGTTCACTTTTTCCAGCGCCGGTCCATCGGTCACTTCCAGAATGTGACGGGCCCGAAAATCAGCCATGGTCACGCGCCGGAAAACTTGAGTGATTGGACTCGGCGATTGCCGCAGTGTGAATAGGCTTTTATTGAACACCTCGGCCAGCAGCGCCGAAAAGTCGCTCGTGGTATGCATGGCGCGCGCCAACAGTTCAACCGGGCTCCCTAGCGTCGAAAGCCCCCGCTCGGTCAGAATCCGCCGCGCCAGGTCGCTAAACCGCGCATAGGCGAACTCGCGGCCTTCCTTCGGCTCATGCCGCGGGTTGATCCGCGAATACAGCCCGTCCGCCATGCGGGCGATCAAGCCATCGCTTATATCCCGAGTCACTACGGCCGGTTGCCGCGCATCAATGGCCGGTTGCCGCTTGGCGGCCTCAGCAATCAGCTCGTCGCGAATGGCCGTAATATTGTTATGCCGCGCCGTGATTTCATCCGCCGCCTTTTCCGGCAGGCCCAGCGCCACGGCAATACTACGCGCCTGCACTTGCAGGCTATTTTGTTCTTGCTTTTCCATTGTTCCTCCCAGTGTTCTGACTTGCGCCGCAGGGTCAGCGCCCAGCGGCACGAAACTAATTTCTCGCGGAGTCCAGCGAACGGCAGTCTTGATCCGCACGCCGTTATCCCGCGAGTCTTGCCATTGCTCCACGGTGTAGCCCACGCTAACGTTTCGAATCACGCCGGCGCGCACGTCGGATACAATGCCTTGCACTTCCGGCCGCGTACCGAATCTCACCACGGCCTCACCACGTTTGCCGTCCACTTGCGCGTTCTCAACCACGCCCAGAATGGCCTCTACGCCGGAATAGCGGTCATGGTTGTTAAGCACGGGCGCGCCCTTCAGCATGGATAGGTCCACAGCCGCAGGGTCCAGACTCAAACGCTCCAGATACTCGCCCTCCAAGTCGCGGCGCTTCACGTCAGCGCCAGTCGAAAACACCACGTGAACGGTGTTCCGTTCGGCGTCGAATGTAGACGCCTCGAACGTTCCACTTCGGATAAACAGGTTTTGCTCCATAGAATCTCCTCTTCTTGGCCGCCCGTAAGCGGCGCATCAGTTCTTGCCGTGCAATTTCGCGGTCGCTCCGGTTGCGGCTCCGGCGCGCCATGTACACCACGTCTCCGAACTCCAGAACCTCCGGCGAGACGCCCGCCCATTTGCCCTCGGCGAACCGCACCTCAGAAAGCGGTAAACTCACCGCCCCACCTCCGATGCGGTCGGCGTTGCTTGGCCTTGCTGCGTCGTTTTACGCGGGTCGGAGTCTAGCGTCAAACCCAGACGGTCGGCCCGCGCGTTGTCCGCCGCAATCTCAGCGTCGATATCCTCAACCCTCCAGCCGCTCCGGCCCACCACTTCAGCACGGCTCGCAAAGCCCGCGCGCACGCGTAGCAAGTCGGTTAGCACCTCGGCCCGGCGGTCAAGCATTTCAATTTCCGGCGCCACCCAGCGTTGAACCGCCGGAACCTCCAGTGAGTAAGCCAGGCGCGCTAGTTCAGCCCAGCGCCGCACTACCGGCTCACAGAACAACGGAACCAGCAAGCCGTACTGAACCGCTTCAACCGCCCGCTTGAACTCCAGCAATCCGGCCCGGCCACTGGCAAACGTCACTTGCGACAAATCGCCGCTCAGCAGCTCGTAGGGAATACCCAACCCCGCCGCAATCCGCCGCATTTGCGCCCGGATGAACGGGTCGAAGGCGGTCTCGATCGGCGGCGGTTCGGAGAATTCCACTTCTTCGCCCGGCTGAAGCCGTACCATGCTCCCCGGCTCTAGCGCCGGAACCGTGCCGGTCTGCGATAGCGGATTGCCGCCCTCGGCGCTTCGCACAAAGCCCGCAAACAACGCGCCGGTCTTGCTTCTTACCAGCGCCGCTTGCAAGTACTCGTCAAGCTCGCGCAAGGCAATCAGCACGGGCGCAAGCCACGATTGCCCGCGTTGCGCTCCCGGCTGAAGGGCCCGGTAGACATGCAGGCACTCGGACGCCGGAACATAAACGCTTTCCAGGTTTGCGCCGGCCAACGTCGGGTTTTGCCGAAACAGCCAATAGCCCGCCGGCCGTAAGCCCTCATAGCGAATGCCGGCCAGGGTCGCCGCATCGGTCTTGGACTCGTCCAGGAACTCCGGCCCAAGAACCTGAAGCGTCAGCGGCACGCCGGGCGCCGCCTCATCCACCCGAAGGATCACGAACGCCTCGCCGGCAACCACCACGGTTTCGAGAATCGCCGCGCCCAATCCAACCCAATCAAGGCGCCCCGAAGCGTCGCAGCCGCGAGTCCAGCGCTCCCATAATTGCTGAACGGCCCGGTCGGCGAACATGGGAGTAATGCCGGAACCGCCCCAAGCCGCATTCACCAGCGCGTCCACCGCCCGCCGCGCAAGCGGGTTGTTGGCGTATTCGTTCAGGGCCCGCGCCCGCAGCGCCGCAGGGTTCGGCCACGTCGAATTAGGCGCGCCAGGCGCCGGCGTCCAGTCCTTCAACCGCGAAACCGGCTGTGCAGCATCCCACTGAACCGAACGGCCAGTAGTCGCCGGTCCAGTCAACACGCGCCATGCGGCGCGCAATCTGTCAATCATCATGAATCACCTCATTGTCGATAGAAAATGTCTTACAGTGCAAAATTTGCACACCTGACGCTAGCGAATTTGGGTAATCAGCCTACCCGCCCGCGGGCCCTCCCGAAAAATCCTTTGGGGGTGGTACCAAG